GCCTTCAAATAAGTCGCGTCCATCCGGCAGCTTGAATATGTGATTATCGATTAATTTGTTGATTAAAACGTCTTGCCTGTCCATGTTGCCTCCTAGCTAATCTGCTGAACTTCCTTACGATTCATTACTGGTTTCGTAGCTGCTTCGTAAGGATTCATTCCTCTTTTAACTCTTTGATAAAAAGTAACATCCTTAATACCGTTCTTTCTTGCTAATTCCAGGTGTGCTGCATACCCTTTCGGTTTCGTCGCCGCTTCATATGGATCCATACCATTTTTTATTCTTTTGAATAGTGTCGGCTTGCTAATCCCGTTCCGTTCAGCGAGAGTTATCATCCCGGCGTTGATTCCACCTTTACGCTTCCTGATCGGTACCGTTATAGCGCGTTCTAAATCCCATCCGTATTCATTCACTCGTTGATATACATTTGACTTGCTAATGCCGTTCTTAGCTGCCTTCTCATAATCCTCATCAGTGATAACAGGCCCGTAACACCTCACAACACTCCCTCCTTATCTTTCACAGAACAACGTCTCCCTGTACTAATTACTGGCGTAGTCGCCGCTCTTTCCATGTCCCATTTCTGAGTGCGAATCCGTGAAAGGAACGTATGGTAGCCGATGCCGTTGTTCTTTGCGATATTTAACCACTTTTTCTCTATTTCACCTTTTCGTCTCACTGGTTTAGTTGCCGCATTTTGATATGTCCAGCCTAATCCCAATCTGTTATAAAAAGTACGTTCCGGAATGCCGTTCTCTAATGCGATTTCCTTCCATTGTCCATGTTTACGATTACGCCCTCTATGCGGTCTTAATGGAGTCGTTATCGCTTCCTCTACGCTCATCCCCATAGCGACAATTCTTGCGTATGCAGTTTTGTAAGATATTCCATTTGATTCTGAAATTTCTCTCTCTTCTTTTGTGAATATCCCCCCTCGCACTGGAGGTGTTGTTATAGCTTCTTTTATCGTCCAACCACTTCTAATCCTGTCGTACAACGTGTGGTAGCTAATCCCGTTGTTTAATGCTTTTTGTAAATTCTCTTCGCTTATCCAACTCGGCATATTCTCCCTCCTAATCTAGCTCCATAATTTCTTTAAGCGTCCGATCTGAGATGTACGTGTTAACAATCTGTATCTTCCCGTATTTCTTCCTAGCCATTCCCTCGGCTTCGCTCTTTGTCTCCGCTTCGAACCACCGCAACTTTTGCCTTAGGTCTTTATCGAAGAAATCCACGGCGTATGTCGTTATGACGGGTGTCTTTGCTAGGAATTGCTCGGCTGTGCTTGTTGCTTTGTAATCGAAACTCCCCACAACGTCCTCTAATGTTAGTTGTTTCATGCTCCCAACCCCATTGGACGAGATTTAATCAAGTTTTTATCTGCCTGATCCATAATCAGAGCGGCGATTTCTAATTGATGTCTTCCCAACTCTTTTGCAATTTCAAGGATTCCTTTGCCTTCCTTCCACATTTCTTGCAATCGAATTACTTCGCTTTCATCAAATACCAGGTCCAACTCTTCTAAAGCGATATACAAATTACGACGCGATTTCTTCATGTACTTCCTCTGCTGCAACGCCATCGTATAATTTTCCTTTTCCAAATCCGTTCCAAGTCTTGGCATCCCATTTCCCCTCCAGTTGTAATTGATGAATTTCTCTTAGCTCCGCCATAACAGCATGACGTCTTCTATCCGCTTCCTCAGGCGTTTGATTCGCCGCTTCGCAAATACATGGTCCAAATTGATACATACCCGTTCCAATGTCATTCTGAATTACTCCCGTTCCGTTACATGCACACATTTCAATTCCCCCTTTTAAAATGGCAATGCCTTTCTTCTGTAATCCTTTGTTTCTTTGAAAACAAGTGCTTTAAAGTTGTTGAAAATACGCGATACAATTCGTTCATCATATGCGCCTTCTAAACGCTCTCCTGTAAGGTTTGTCGTGAAGATAGTAGATTTACCTTGCCTGCCATCGAAAACATCGAATAGCACTCTATTAATGAAGTTTGTCGCTTTTGTATTGGCATCTAATGCGCCTAATTCCGCTCCCAAATCATCGACTATTAATACTTCTGCTCTTACTAAGCTTCTAATGATTGCATCTTCAGTTAAGATAGAATCTTTACTGAACGTGCTTTTTATTTTTCGTAACAACTCACCAACTGTGACGAAGACAACTGACTTCCCTGCTCCCGCAAGCTGATCCGCTATAGCGTAAGCAAGATGTGTTTTCCCTGCTCCGCAATTCCCGGCCATAATCGTGTTAAACACTTTCCCGTTTAGGTAATCCGTAGCGATGACTTTTGCGAGTTCCAAGTTCTTCGCTCCTTCATCGCTAGTAGGTTTATAGTTATCAAAGTTTGCTTTCTTAATGTTGCTATCGGCAATCATGCTTTGTTGATGGAACATGAACTTCTTCTCGTTTGCTTTATCCGCATCGTATTTCGCTTGTTCCTGTTGCTGAAGCTTTTTACTTTCGTTTTCTAGGAAGCATCGAGGGCAAACAACTTGTCCGCCGAACTTCATCTTATTCATGCCATGTGTATCACATACATCAGAATCCATAGTCATATTCACCTTTTTGGCTATATCGGTTGGTATTGCCAGTACCGCTCTCTGCATTGTTCTTCGCTCCTTTTTTAGAATTCATTTGAATAGTAAGTTGATCGAACTTTTCACGTAGTTTTTTAGGAGATAAGATATTCCCTTGCCAAAATGGATCTGCTTGGCACCAATCAATAACATCTTTAATCTCTTGTGGTTCTCTGTTGTCGCGTTCTCGCATTAATCTAAATTCATTAGCCCATGAATCGAAGTTAGGCTCTTTTTGTTTAGGATTGTTACCCTTAATTTTTCCAAAAAGATATTTAGCCCCGTTGGTGTCGCAAGTTTCAAACTTGTGACGAGAAGTCTTTTTTTCTTTTTCTTTTTCTTTTTCTTTTTCTTTTTCTTTTTGTCCCCGTATCGTGGACGTATCGTGCGACGTATCGTCAAGACCTGCATAAACACTGACTTTTTGTACTAACGAGGTGTTTTCTGTTCGCTCTAACACCAGTCTTACTAGCGATAAATCTTTAATACTTTTAAGCTCTTTTTTAATACAATCCTCAATCGGCTTACCACCTTTGTTAAGGTTGTATTTGCCCCAGTTAAGTATGCAAATCTCTCTTGTCTCTTCGTTATACACAATAAGTTCATGATGATTTATAAAACGATCTAACAAAGCTTTTGCACTTTCGATTGAGTAACCTAATTCGAAAGCCATTTGCTTTCTAGTTATCTGATAAACTCCGATTTGGTTTGTATGTTCATTTGTCATTAGGTAGAGATAAAAGTATCTATCTTCTGGTGTCATTTCCTCTGAAACTCTTGCATCTGACCAAAATGAAGTTTGCACGTGTCTGTATTTAGCCATTTAGTTCACCTTCTTCATCACAAACAAATACTCAACTGTATCTGTGTACCCGTTAAATTTATATCCACCGTTACCAAAGTTACGGCTCATATCGTAATCGAAACTTTTTCTTTGTTTATAAATCTTTTGATATGGTTTTACATGTTCATATCCGTCTTTTTCTAATTCCCTAACTCGTTTAAGTAATTTAGTAAGGTTGTAACCTCTTACTGGAATTGGCTTACTTGTATCTCGATTATGCTTATTCCATTGAAAACCCATCACATCACGTCCCTTTCGCATACCGCTATGTCACCTTGAATTTTGATTATTTTATATCCTGGGTAGCGATCGGGAGTAATGTACTCAATCGCCTTTGCTTTCGCTTCTTTTTCATTTCGTGCGCCCTTCCACACCCACGCCGGAAGGACGACTTTTGATTGGCTTTTATCTAACATAGGTTTTCACTCCTTATCCTGCTTGGCTATACTGCGTTTCCCAACCAGACAATACTTGTATTGCTTTAGATGCTGATTGTGAGCTGATTTCACTTAAACTCGTAAAGCCAACTTGATTTTTAAGCGTCTCTTCAACCATTTGTTTTTCTGTTTGCGTTAATGTCGCTACATGCGCTATTTTTGCGTGTATCATCTTCATTTGTTTCTCAGATGCCTTACCATTCCCACCGCTTCCTTGTGGTTTATTTGAGGCTTGTCCACTGTTGCTTTTTTGATTAGGTTTGTTACCTTTCCCATAAGTAGCACTGTTACCATCATCATCTTCACCTGTATTCAAACTAAGGAATGCTGCTAATGAATATCGTCTTGCGTATGTGATGCAACTTCCTACTGCTTGCGGATCGTTCTTTACTGGCTTCATTGTTAATTCGTCCGACTCAAGCCATTCACCACTCTCATGCAAGAGAAGCGTTTTTAATGTTACGTTTTGACCGTCACCACTTGGTATTTGCATGATGCTTAATCCGTGTTTAGAAAGGATTGGTCTAATTTCATCTATGATTGTGTCTAGCGTTGCGTAATTGTTTTTAAAGAAAGGATTGTCTGCGTCCTTTGCGATTTTGTTAACTTCTGAGTTGAACTTTACTAACGCTTTGGCTAATTCAGTGATAGTTTCGCTCTTATTCATCGGATCCGAACTCCTTCACTTTGGCGTAATGTGATTCCGTCCCACTGCATGCCATCTTTAACCGCTGCAAGTAATGCCTTCTTGTCAACTTTCGCCGGTTGAGGAATCATGTATTCTGGCGGTACAACCGCATCTTCTGCGATATCTAAGCTTGCAGGGTTCTTTTGAATACCTACTGTTACGATTGTTCCTTTAATACGTTTTAAATCAGTTGCTACCATTTGTTGATACAAGTAATCTTTTAAACTCTTACAATTGTTTTCTATCGCTTTTCTGCGCTCCGCTAGGCGTTTTTCTTCCGCCTTGATAGCATCTACATCAGCTTCAAGGTTACGAATTACTAACGCTGTGTTTTGCACTTTATCCTGAATGCTTTCCTCAATAGCTTGTAATGTATCTGCTAATGATGACGGATCTGCACCATCCTCAATCAGCATTTGTAGTTCGTTCCAATTGTTTGTTAGTTCATAAAGTCTCATAGTTTTATTTCCTCCTTAAAATTCAACGTATTTATTTTCACGTCCGGTAACTGTCGATAGAAGTAAGTGAAGATTGATTTCTTCTACTAAAAACAAAGTTTCGCTACCACCGAAGTTTCTGATTGATTCGATTTCTTTTAAGCGATTGTTTATTTGACGTTCTACTAAACTAAGACGCGCTTGTATGCATTCTTTTTCGAAGTCTTTCATTTCCACATTCCTCCTTATTTACTTGGAAGAAACAACGTTGTATAATAGAGGTACATAATAATCTGTTGTTTCTCAAACCATTCGATTAGGCGTAGTCGAATGGTTTTTATTTTGTTTTGATGCTTTCACGCATCGGAATATCCAGGAACCCATTTTCTAGGTGGGGGATACCATTAGATTCCTGAATATTCCGACAAGCGAAGGCTTGTCTATATTTGTAAAATTGTTGTATAATTATCCCATAAGGTTGGTGACTCGACCTTATGCCCTTATACAATGAGCCACGAGCCTTCACAACTCTTGGCTCTTTTCTTATTTAGCTAGAGTTATAAACTCCTTATGCATCTCCTCAACCTTATCTGCGCTGTTATGTATCCCTCTAGCTCGTAACTCTCGTATCATTTTGATGATGTTTGCTTTCTCTTCTTTGTCCCGCTGCTGTCTATCCATCACTTTTCATCCTTCATAAACCTTTTGTCTATCCAATCCATCAGACGAATGAATCCTGCGGTTAAAATGACAATTACCAGTACCATTAAGTGTGAGAATGTGCTTTCTTCCATCATTTACATTGCTCCTTCCATCGGTCTTTCTGGCGGATACCATCCAGACACAAATTTCATAGCGTTCTGATAATATTTGCGTGGAATCTTATCGTATTTGGCCACTCCGAAGTGTTTCTTTAACGCTCCGTAAACCGCTTGATATGAAGCATTGCTGTAACCTTCTTCTTTTAGTTCAAATACACGACGTTTCACCTTTCGTTGTACAGCTTCTTTGTTTTTTTCAGTGAGCCAAACCTCATTGTCTACAAGGTGTTTCATTTTATTTAGTTCTTCATCTGCATGATCTTGACGTAACTTAAGTTGTTTTAGTTCTGTCATGCTATGAATTACTGCATCCTCAATACTGATTGGTTGTTGCTGTTTTTGAATAAATTCTTTCATACGATTAAATTCGTTAATGTATTTCATTTTTACAAGCATTGCCTTTTGAGTTGTGTAACCCATCGTGACTAACATGAATGCATCAAAGTTTAAAAGTTGTTTAATATACGTTTGTTTGTTTTGAGGATGTATATAATGAGTCTCGTAAAATCTAACGACCCCCAAATCAATACCACTTTCAATGACTTCAACATTGTCCTTTAACTGTTCAATGCCTTCCATTGTTCGTTTGATGTCTTTTAGTACATTGTGATGTTCTTTGTTGAACATTTTTGCAATCATCAAACTATCGGTTACAACCTCTCCTAAATTTTCAAATACCAACTCACTTAATGGATTTACTGGATGTTGCATAACTTGAAATTGATTCATTTTCTTTCCTCCTATTCGTTTTTTGAGACGTCTCTTTTTGAGACCTATAAGGTAAAAAAAGAGACTACTTTGTTAATTCATCAATAGTAACTTCATACAAACCAGCGAGTAAAGACAATCTATGTAAGTTAGGTTCACGCTTTCCTGTTTCTACTTGGGAATATGAATTTCTATTCGTGTAACCCATTGTTTTAGCCACTTCAACCTGTGTGAAACCTCTAGAAAGTCTTAGCTCCCTAATCTTCTCAGTGTTTAATTTCATTCGGTATCACCCTTTGTTCATTTCGTTGATTCGAGTATAACACAGAGAGTCTCTTTTTGAGAACCCCTAAATTTCAAAAAAATAAAAGTTTTTAAAAGTGTTGTCATTTCGAGAACATATTTGTTAAATTTAAGATACAGGAAATGAACTTATATAATTATTTTTGGTGTTAGTAAATAAAAGTTACTAATCAATATTAAGGGGAATAAAAATAATGGATTACAAATTAATCAGTAGACGTGTTAAAGAAATAAGGACTGACATACTACAACTTAGTCAAAGGGAATTTGCTGAAGCTTTAGGGATGCAGAGTAGATCTGCAGTTTCAATGTGGGAAAATGAAGAAAGTACAAAATGCCCATCTAAAAAGATGAGCTTAGAAATTGCGAAACTTGCTAATGTATCGGTTTCTTATGTGTTAGGCGAATCAGATGAAAAGAATCCTGATGTCGCTGCGAAAGATGAATGGGAAAAACTTATGATGCAAGTTAAAACGAAATCACCTGAAAAGCAAAAAGAACTTTTAGATCTTATTACTAACTTAGTTAAAATATCTGGCGATTGATAGCTTTAGTTGCTACCAATCGCTTTTTTTATTTCTAATAATATATCAAATGATACTGAATCCCCTTTTTCAGCTTTGTTTATTACATCCATTAGTGTATCTCCAAATTTATCAACTACAGTATTATTCTCTAATTTCTCCATCCCTAAATCCTCCAATGTTATCTTTATAGTTTGTGAATATTTCACATAGTTTTCTCATATATTGAATTCGATATTTAGGAAATATCCCTAGAAACAGCGAATGCGATTGCCTCTATTGAGACAATCGCATTCTAACCATTTATATTTTAACCCATGCCACCGCCGGGTCCTACTTCCATATATAATACTGCTTTCGAATCATCTTTAGCGATTTGCTTTGGTTGATCTTTGTTGTCAGCAGGAGCGAATAAAAAACCTCCAGCTAACGCTACGCTTGTGATTAGCGATAGGATTTTTTTCATTTAGCATCACCCATGTATATTATACCATCTTTATTAAATTCTACCAACATTTTTCTCGGGAATTTGCAATAAAATCTATTTCCTTCGCACTCGAACATAGAGATGGACTTTTCTATTAATCTCACATTATTGGTAGCTAACCCTAAGTAGCAATACTCAATAGCCATTAAATAACCTCGTTCTTTTTTTATCCCGTTCAAAATATTCTCCGCTAATTTATAGTTTCCTTTTCTGATTTCTAAAAAGGCTTCCTCTGCTGGATGGAAAATCTGCATACCATTTAATTCTAAATTATGAACTAATTTAATAAAAGCATGAGTATTAAGGATATTCTCTCTTCTTTTTATAACTCTTTCAAAATAACAAGCATCCAACATTTCTAACGATTTATTGATATACCAAGAGGCTCTTTCGTAACTTTCGAAAGTGTAGGACTCCGCAAGGTAAACTAAAGCTGATGCCCTTAAAAGAGAAAAACAATTTTTATCGTCTTTCAAATTCATTATTTCATGGCACAACTCTCTGGATTTTTCAACGTTGTCTTGCATTAAGTAAGCGTAAGATAATCCTTCTTTAATTCTTCCTGAATATGCTGTTCTAATGAAATCATCCGGTATTTCTTCAACTTTTGGTTTTAATACTTCAGCATATTCAAACAATGAATTAAATTTTTCTAAATCATACATCGTATAGAAAGTTAATATTCCATATAACACTTTCATTTCTTGTGTTTTAATTACTTTGCTCCCTTTACGATCTTCTAATTTCTCTAATAACCCTTTACCACTAACGACACCCTTACTTCGCATCCATACCAATTCATATACGTAAGCCCATTCTCTATTCATTGCCAACGAGGACGTTTTTTCTATATCTACGATTAACTTTAATAGTTCCAAATCACCAATGGCATTTGCATATTCCATCGCAATTCGCATATTCTGTTTACTCGTTGTAACTGAACAAAACCTATGTAACATTTCTTTTCTCTTTAATGCATCATCATACAAAATGTTAAGCAACTTAATCATATTCCAAAAATTAAATTGACTCTTACCTGATAAGTTTTTGGAAAGTGATCCGCCTTTAATACCTATTTCCTTCGCGATGTCTTCTTGTTTTCTTCTTTGTAAATCAATCTCGTCAATAAGTTCATGCAAGAATTTGCTTAATGCTTTCTTTTTTAATTCCTCTTGTTTTTGTTTAGGTATTTGATTCATCAGATTTGCTCCTTCTGGAACAAAGACGCTTCGCTCTTTTTCTCAAATTATAATTAGGAAATTCATACCATAGTAATGCTTTAGTAATATCGGCATGTTATAATGTAAGTGTTACTCATGAAGTGACCGAAAAGAGACTTATGGCAGATGTTCCCCTAGTGAGTCGGGCGAACGGTGTAAGAGTGGTGCGAACACTACTTACACACGCTGTGAGTCTTTTTTTCGTTCCGTTTATTATATTTGTTTTCATAATATCACATTTTTGGCAAATTTCAGTCATGCAGTTATCTGATAAATATTGAGAAAGTTGTAAAATAGCTTTATATCAACATTTATCAGCAGACACGAAAATGAAATATGCAAATATGCATGGAACGTTCGAAGACCTCACATGCATATTTTACCACTAAACATCCAAAATGAGAACACTAGTTCTTATTTTTATTTCTAAAAACAGGAACTTTAACTACCATTTTATCATTAAAGGTAGTTAAACGCCCATAAATAGTAGTATAGTTGTTTAGTATTTATACTTTAAACTATGAGACACTTTGGACAGATTCTAAAAAAACTAAGGAAGTCACGTGGCTTAACTCAAGAGCAACTTTCCCACAAGTTAAACTTGAGCAGGAGCCAAATCAAGAATTGGGAAACCGATCGATACCAACCAGATATAGATACTTTGGTTATTATCGCCTCCTTCTTTAATGTCTCGGTAGACGTGCTTATTGGCTTCAAGAGCGATTTTGAAGATGAACCACTACAAGAACTATTATCCAATGTTCAAACAACGTATACGGCTTTAAATGAACATCAAAGAGAACGTTTTTGTAAGCAAGTCTCCGTATTAATCGATATGCTTGAGGATAATCAAGATATATTCTGATTTAAATTCATTGTAGAAGAAATGTTTTCCAATGAAAAGAGGTAAAATTTTACATAATTTTACCAATCCTACCAAGAGAGCCATTCGGTTCTCTTTTTTATTTACATTCGACAAAATATGACAATATTCGAATGTTTTATTTGCTATGATAAGCTCGGAAATCTTACATTTTACATAACTGGAGGAAAGAAAATGAAAAAACCGTTCTATAAAAAATGGTGGTTCTGGGTTATCGTTGTTATCATAGTACTCGGAGCTTATGGCAATAGTAGCAAGGATACAGAAGAAACTAAAACAGCTTCTACTGAACCAAAACAAGAGGCTAAACAGGAAACAAAAAAGGATGAGCCTAAGAAAGACGAAGCTAAAAAAGAGGAACCAAAGAAAGAAGAACCTAAAAAAGAACTTTCTAAAGAGGGCGAATCTTCTAAAGTTAAAATCGCTGTAGGTTCTGTTGAATCAACAGATTCAGTAGGCGGCCAATACTTAAGCGAAAAAGCGCAAGGTGTATTTAAAGTAGTTGAAATTTCTATCACTAACAATCAAAAAGACGCTATCACTGTCGATGCTAACAGCTTCAAGTTAGTCGATAATCAAGATCGTGAGTTCAAATATTCTACACAAGCTCAAACGGCTTTCGATGTAGGTAATGGCGGTAAATCTGATTTCTTCTTAAAACAACTTAACCCTGGCCTAACTCAAACAGGAAAAATCATCTTTGATGTTCCTGCTGATGCACAAGGATTAGTATTAAAAGCTCGTGGCGGTATGATGGGTAAAGAAATTAAGTTAAAAGTAGAATAGTTGAAGGCACTCGAAAGAGTGCTTTTATTTTTTCTCAATGTATAAATTAACTTAACATGGTAAAATAATATTGGATGGGATTCCGATATTATTAAAATTAAAGTGGTTCAAGTCGGAGGAAGGCACCTTAGGGTGTCTTTTCTTTATTTTTAAAAGGACCTGCTCAATTAACTCATAAATACATAAGGTAAAGTGAACCCATTAAAATACATGGAATGAACCCTAGTTTTACCCTCTTATCTAAAGGAGGAACTATTGTTATGGGATATGGTGGTAGTTGCGGCGAAGGCTGCGGTTTCGCTGGAGGATTCGCTTTACTCGTTGTACTCTTTATCTTATTGATCATTATTGGCTGTAGTTGTTTCTGCTAAAAAACTATTGGAAAAGGCACCTTAGGGTGTCTTTTCTTTTTTCTCAATATAGGAGCTGTGGAAATATGCTATGATTTTAATAGCAATTCCCTTTCTGCGCAATGAGATAGTAGTACCCAACCCAAAACCCACTGTTACGGATATTCAGTGGGCTTTTCTTTTGTTTTTACATTTGTTATAATTTCCTTAAAGGTATTTCAATGTTTCTGTACGTATATAATAAAAGAAGAGATGCGCTAACATCTCTTCTCGTAACTGCTACCGCAAGGTGAGTGGTTGCTAAGATTTATTTTCTTCGTTTCTTAGAAGACCGCCCACGCTTTGCCGGCTGACGGGTGGTCTTCTTCTGTTTTTTAGAAGTAATTTTTTTAAATCCAAAAACTATAATCTCTCGAACAATAGTTTTGGATGCTTCTAATAATATTTGAAAAAGAATGTCCATTCGGTCACCTCCTTTCCCTCTAAATAAGAGAAAGGATCGCAACCGCCCACCCTACAATATACAGTTGTTCTTATTCTATCATACTTGTACTAGCTCACCAATATAAATTAATACGCCTATTTCCTTAGATAAGTCTCCTCAAATTCCAAAATATCATAAAACTCTAAATCAAACTAACTTATAAAATTTCACGTACTATATCCAATGTGTAAAACCAAATTCTACAATAAGACCTATTCTACCATCCGTCCCCTTCTCCTCTAATCAAGTAAGTTATAAATCCCTCATTTATTCCTCTATCTTAGAAAATCACTCCCCCAGGACTTAAACAATCTCATGTTTTTCATCTTTTCTTCGAATTTAATCTTGACTGAAGATCTTAAGGGTTTTTATCATGTGGGAACGATTATGGAACACGGCTGGAAGGCAGATTTATCCCCTACTTTGAGAGACTACAAAAAAAGTAATCGATCAAAATAGATGGATAAGCGTCTTGTTTTTGCCATGCGGTCACTTATAAGGTATCCGTATGTATAGACCCTGTTCACTCAGCGATTTTCACCGCATACATCCTTTTTCTATGGCTTGTCCTTGTAATATCGTCCCTACACGACAAACTGAATGTACTCCCTAGCACCGTAATGCTAACGATAACCACCCGAACCTTTTAGAGAATCGTCCCTGGGCAAGTTCTCGCCCTCCCTCACCAGAAGAACAGGATTCCAATGAGGGGTGCTGTTTTTGTAGGCGCATACTCTGTACCCCCTGCACGACCAACAGCTAGCCACGCACGTAACACGTTCCTCCTATATGTATAGCAGCACGGAATTACGGCTTATCAGTTTTTATTTACGTGGTTTCAGGCAATTCCACGCGAACAAAAAACAAAAAGGCATCCCAAATTCCTAAATGGCCTGTACGTTCACAAGACTTCTAGGATTAGAGATGCCCGTTATACATCTTTTGGACTATAAAATAATCAAAACTAGTATTTACTAGTTGATATTTATCCAAACAATAGATAAAATGGGTATATCAAAGAAGCCTCGTGAAAAGGCATAGTTGTTTAAGGTTAGTGGTGGTACACTACTTAAACGTTAACACTGTCGGTTAATACAGTTTTTTCTAGTCAAGTGGTGGTACACTTGCTAGGGTAAGTCATTCCCGCTAAAGGTTGGTAGCCGTTAGCATATGGGAGTGGCTTTTTGTTTTGTGTTCATATTCAGTTGTTTTGCTCGATCTATTTATGTAGATTTGATTTATCAAAATATGTTTTGTTTTGTAGAATGATGCTTGTTGTGTACTACGTTACAACAAGCTTTTTTGTTTGTAAACAGCGAATTTGCACGCTTTTTGAATAATATCCCTATTTCCCTATTTCCCTTTTTCTATTTATAGATATAGGGATATTTCCCCTTTTCCCTATATCTATATTTCCCTATTTTCGTTATTTTTGTGTCTTCTATCTTTACAAAATAAAAGTCTTATCCCCTCTGAATTTATCCTAATTTAAAAACGAAAGAAATCTTATAATATCAAGGTTTTTATTATTAATTTCTAAATATATGATTCTATTGCACAACCTTAATATGATTGTTATAATTTCTATAAAGATATAGAAATATCCCTATTTCTATAGTTAGATATATCCCTAATTCCCTATTTCTATTTTTCCCTATTTCTATAAAGGGATATAGGGAAATTTCAAATAATATAACTGGAGTGTTAAAAATGGCTATTACAATTACGGTAGGTAATTACAAAGGTGGAGTTGGTAAAACCACTAATGCTGTATTGAACTCTTATGAATTTGCTAAAAAAGGGAAACGAACGTTAGTAGTTGACCTTGATCCACAAAGTAATGCAACAAAATCTCTTATGCTAACAAAATCAATTCTTAATCCCGATGAAATCGTTACAGTTGAAAAAACATTAATGAAAGGAATTCAAGAGGGGAACCTGGACGGTTTAGAGGTAGAGATTATGGAAAACTTACATTTACTCCCTTCTTACGTTGATTTTCAAGACTTCGCAAAATTCCTTTATAAAAACTGTTCTTCGGAATTTGAAGAAGATCATTACTTTAAAGGTTTGCTAGAAAAAATAAAACATAAATATGACTACATATTTATTGATGTTCCCCCAATGTCTCTAGAAGTAACAAAGAACGCTGTTGTAGCTTCTGATTATGTTCTAATTGCTCTGCAAACTCAAGAACGTTCTCTTACTGGTGCTGAGAACTATGTTAATGAGCTTATCAAATTAAAAGAACAATATGTTCTTGATATTGAAGTAGTTGGTATTCTTCCTGTCCTATTAAAAAACAATGGTAAAGTTGATGAATACATTATGGACAACGCCCGTGAAATATTCGGAGAAGAAAACCTATTTAAAAATATCGTACCTCAAATGGAGCGCATTAAGAGATTTGATGTAAATGGTATTACTGAAAAAGATAGACATGATATGAATGTTATTGAATTATATGAAAAAATTAGCGATGAATTATTATCTCGTGTTGATATGTTTGAAAAAATGAAGGTTGGTGTGTAATATGGCAAAAACTCCTGGATTGTTAGGTAGACAGAATGGTAACTTCGAACCTAAAGATCCTTATGTACCAGAACAAGGACAAGCTGCAGTTGAAAATAATGAGGTAGCAGCTACAGTTACTCCTGAAGAAAAGCCAACAGATAGAAAAGAGAAGAGAAACGAAAAAACTGAAACGAAAAAGAAGTTTAAAAACCAACAAGGAAGTATTAAGATTTCTAATCAATCAAAAGAAGAACTTGAAGTATTAATGAAACTTACAAACACAAAATTTGCTTATGAAATCATTGACTTACTTATAGATCGTTATGTAGAAAATGAGCTAACTCCTGACCAAAAAAGGAAATTCAAGCTCTTAACAGAGGTTTAAAAAATATAGAAATATCCCTATTTCTATAAAGGGATATTTCTATATTTTTATCTTCTCTTATATATAACACGCAAAATAGTTTTATCAGTTTAAGATAAAAAACTAAATAGGAGTGGTACCTGTGGAAAATAAGAGTAATTCTTTTGTAGTGACTTTGACGCCTATTACCGAAAGTTCAGATTTAACTATTCAAAGCGATCATACTGACATGAAAGAGGACAAGCTCTTTGAAAAACCTAAGAGAAAACTTACTACGAAAGAGTTGCCGAAATCTTTCCGTGTCTCATTAGAAACACATACAGCAATTTCAACACTTGCCACAATTGAAGATATGAAAATTTATGAAGTTATAAATATGTTAATCGAAGAAAAAGTTGCTGCATTACCTGAACCAAAACAAAAGCTAGTAAGAGATGCTGTAAAACAAGTACTTGAAGTAAAGAAAAGTCGAGAATAGGTAGTAACTTATAAAATTATGTCTGTAAGAAAATAAGCCCTACATATGTAGGGTCTTTTTTTCATATTGCTCTCACCAAAACTTCCACCACGGCTTTTTCTTCTCTTTCGCAGCAGCAACCTCATCCCGAAATTCCTGCATCATTCTCTTCGCTTCCTGCATCTCACGCAGTGTCTTCATAAGCGTCTCATCACGAGCTTCCAATCGTTTTTCCACTCGCTCGTTATGCGCTTCTACACTTGCCTTGATTTCCTCATTACTTTGCTTTGCCTGCTCACTCAATCGTTTCTCCATCGCTAACATGCTTTGATTCATTTCTTGCGCCATAACGCTGTACTGCTCCTGTAATTGCTGTTTAATGTGGAATGGCACTAAATCCGTTTCCTCAGTCTCTTCTTTAATTAGATCCGGATTAACCTTTTCTATTTGCTGCGCAATCATCTTCGCTGCCTTCTCTAGCGTCATACCGTCATGCTTACTAAGTTCAATTAATTTCTCAATCACCATAATGTCACTGTCTGTGTACTGGCGTCTGCCACGATTATTCTTCTTCACTGCGAATCCTTCTCGCGACAATACTTCCATGTACTTTCTAAGGGTGCTATCACTTATTCCTAGTCGTTTGTATACTTCACTAGCAGAATAAACAATTTCGTCCGTCATAACGTCACAACACCTCCTAGTGAGAGTATTCCATGATGGTTAGGAAATTCCTGCAAAGAAAAAGCCCTACAAGTGTAGGACTAAATAGCTTTAGCAATTTCAACAAGCAATCTCATAAACAATGGAATCATTTGAACAACAATATATCCAATCCCTGCTCTTGAAATAAGGGAGAATCCTCGTTCCTGGCTACCAACCATAATAAACAAGCCTCCGCATAGCGCCACAACGGATGCTATCGGATAAGATACTGCTTTAATCAAGAAAATAACTGGTTCAAACGCATTTACAATACGATTGTACAGTTGGCCATCTATATAATTTTTTATCTTTCCGTCATTGGACTGCACATCTTTAAATACTTCATTCACATCTGGATTATTTCCATCCGCAAATACGTGAGGAATATCTATAATGTTGCTGAATATAATAGCACTACCGATCACAATACATATTCGCGCCGCCACGGGTGCGTATTTTTTTGCTTTCTTTTTGAACAAGCCCCATTTTTTCTTTGCCCCGTAGTTACCATCCATAAAATCTTTGATGCTCATTGTCTCTGCTGCCATATGGACCATCTCCCTATTTTTAATGGAAATCAGTAACCGTAAATATGTTGCAATCTAATCCTTCGCAAAGCTTCTGAAGTTGTTTTCTGCGGTATTCCGTCGTGGTGTACCAAATGAACTTAGGTTTCTTTTCGAAAACATTGCATTCCATCAATTTGCGATACTTCTGCATCTTGATACGGTTTGCGCTCATCTTTTGTTCGTGATCCACTTCTACAATGTGATAACGGCCATTATCAGTGAATAGTGCATCTGCAATTACGGAAACAATACCTTTCACATTCATCTTTACTTCCTGTTTCCACGTCTTCGGGCATTCGTAAGCAATGTATATATCATTTCGCATAATGTAATGCCGGAATTGATTCGAACGCTTGAGTATCTTCTTACTTCCGATACGTTCACGCCCTTCTTTGTTAAGGTAATAAACTTTCTCCCCATCTCTAAAGCTAGACACATATTCTTCAATTCCCTTCATGACACGAGAAGCATTCCTGTCACCGCCAAGATCATGAAGTACCTGGATTTGCTTTCTACTAAGAAAGCCGAGTTTCTTCAAGCTCGAGAGTATACTTTCCGTTCTCGCTTCCTTCATGGCTAGTTTTTGCATCTTCATGCTCCTTCCTCGCTCTGATGTTAATGTGTGGCTTTATGATGTTATCGATTTGCTTATTATCGATATAAACTGTCTGTAAGACCTTCTTCTCATTGGTTTGATATATAGCCCTTCCTTTTATGTTAGGAAGACTCTCTGCACCGCCCTCGTCTAACACAGCACGACTCCCTGCTTCTGTCTGTAATCTAAAGCAAACACGCGCGCCTATATTTTGTCGTAACTGCGATGGTAAAGCTTCATTTGTCGGGTACTGCGTCGCATATACCAAACGAAATCCCGCTGCCCTGCCACGACGACCTATATCAACAATGATGTCCTTGCACTCCTGATATGGCGTCATGTCGGCCGCTTCATCTACGATTACAAAGTACCTAATTGGCTCCCCGGCTTCTTTTATATCTTCGTATCCTTTTTCTAGTAAGTATTCGTTTCTAGCATTCAGCTTATCTTGCAATTCCCTTAGAGTCTCAAGGGCTTCCTCTGGATTCTTCGCAATTGATTCGACTTGGTTTAAGAATCGGTATCGGTTGAAAGAGAGACCACCTTTCAAATCTATAAGGAATAGCTTTATATTTTCTGATTGGTTGCGTACCAGAGAAGTAATAATAAGCTTTAATACATTCGATTTCCCCATATCAGTCATACCAGCAGAGATCATATGTGATAACTGGTCAAAGTCGTGTTTTACTAAGCCATCCCTTGTATAACCAATAGGTACCTCCCACCCCCTACATTGCTTCATCATGTCTTCTTCAAATTTAACGAAATCAGGAATCCCTCTTTCATAAACTCGTATTTTAAGTAACCCATCGTAAGACAGCTCAATTTCCTTTCTAACGAGTTTTTTCTTGTTTATGATGTTTTGTATTTGTTTTAAAATATCTTTTCGTAAACGAAGAGATTTGAAGTCTGCTAACTTAAAATCGTAAACTTTGCTCTTGTGATTTAGTCCATCCTCTAAATGTTGTATCTTTTGTTCGAAATCGGAGAAACTAAGACCGAGTGGAATCCTATATGCATATTCAACTCCCCAATCATTTCTCGTTTTGCGAAGCAGCTGTATCGTCCTAGTCTCTTTCCCTTCTTTTACTTTTAATCCGCAGTTAGCGCAGATTCTTTGAATCTTAGAGGCATCATTTGTTGCTCCTTTTTGATGCATTTTTGATAGAAATACTACACCACCAACCGCAGCTGAACTTACTAACTCAAATATCATGAGCACCACCACCTCCTTTTAGTATTCTCTATGAGAATAGTCCCTGAAGATTAGAAGAGAGTAAAACTGCTATGAATCATTGAAAATACTAATCTTGTAATGTCTGAAGCCGTATTCTGTGAGCGGATTATATTTGGAATAGGTAAAACGTAGTTTTAAAAGGCTATTAATTCGGAACTGAGAATCGTAATTTGTTTGGTATGGTAAATCGTATTCTATACAGCTTGCTCAATATTCACCATTTTTAGGGGTTTATTTTTAGGGAAAATAGGACATTACTAAGGAAAACAGATTCTTTAAGGAGTGAAAGTTGTGTGGGGCCTTGGAAAAAAACGTACAAAATTGGGGAAGTATTTAGATAGGCATGGAATTGAGCAAGAATGGTTGATTAGGAAATCAGGGTTAGGAAGAAATACTGTAGGAGATTTAGCGAATAATCCCGACAGATCACCAACAAGGAAGACGATGCAGAAGATATTGAAAGTATTAAGAGAGTTAGATCCAAGGGTAAAGGCTGATGACTTTTGGGATATGTAGAGTCATCAGCCTTTACCTTTTCGCATGAGTTGTCCCCCAAAACAGTTATTCGGACATTCTGTGTTACAATCTAATTGTAAGATAATTCACTTTATTATAGAAAGGAAGATTTAAATGATTGGTAAAACATTTGAAGAATTTTTAAGAGAAGCAGGTCACGCTGTGGAAGTTGAGGTTAACAACCGTACAGGAGAGGTTATGTATCATATAAATGGAGAAACTATAAGCTCTAACGATATTAGCAAGAGTCAATATGCTGGCCTACAACGAAGGTACACAATGCTATCTGAAGATAAATTTAAAAAGTGATTAATTGGTAAATATAAATAAAAAGGCCGCCCAATAGGACGGCTCTTGTTTTTTTACTTCACATACACATAGGCTTCACTTGCAGTAATATAGTACGTTTTACCTTTACTATTGTGCACTTTATATTGCGGGGATCCATTTACGTTTATTTTTGCGTCAATTGTAAAACCTAAACCTACATCTACAGATCCAGCAACATCTTTATCCTGCCAAGATGGAGCATCATAGAATCGCAGGTTATTAACTTTAGAAACAACGCGTTTACCTACAATAGAGGAATCCACTGTGCTTTTCTTACTAAACTTCACATAAGATGGATCATTTTTAATCCATTGCTCACCGCCAAGGTTTAACCAACCATCTTTTTCAGCCCATACAACATAAGCTTCTGGTTTGTTTAACTGACGAATCTTAGAATAGCTTGTACCAGGTCCTTTACGTAAGTTAACGTTGTAACCTTCAATATAAGCAATACCATCTGTTACAGCTGTTGGAACTTCCACTGGTTTAGATGGTTTCTCCGGTACAGAAACATCCACACTAGAATTATTGTATGCTCGTTGCACATCAGCGCGGAATTGAACTTCTGAAACACCATGAGACTTTAAGTAATCAAGTGGATCTTCATGATCTGTACCG